TTTTACTTGTGGTGATTTTGGTGCAGCAGGCTTTGTAACTTTAGGAACTTCAGTTGGTTCTTCTTTTTTAGCTCTAGTTTTAGATTCTTCTACCTTTTTTGCTGGTCGTCTTCCAGTAATTGCTTTAAGCAACTCTCTATTTCTTAATTCTTCTTCTGTATTTGTTTCTTCTTGAAACCTTCTATTTAATTCAGATTCAAATTTTCTTTCTATTTCTTGTTTTTTTAATTCTTGAAATATTGAACCAAGAAGATCAACAGCAGACATACCAGATAGAGATGGATCTACTGTATCAATTTTTTTTGCAGTAGATATTTTTGGTGGAATAGAATTGACTTTAGAGGTTGTTTGGTTTGTACCATTACCTCCTAACAAAACACCAATTGTTTTTTTAGTTTGTTGTGAAACTTGGCCAGGCATTTATCACTTTCTTTGTTTTTCTCGTATTCTTTGGTTTTCTTCTTCAATAAACGAAATCAACATAGAGATGTAAATGTCTCTCTCCCATGGTAACATATTCTCAAGTTCGGTCAAACTATATTTGTGGTGTTGCATCAACGAAAAATTCGTTTTGTAATAATTTCTCAGATTGTCATGACGAAAGGTTAACCGAAAAAATTTTCAAGGCCTTCTACAGCTATATGATGTTTAAACCCACATTTATTACAAGTTATGTTTACATCTTGTTTTAATCTAGGAAGATTATTAAAGAATTTTTCTACTTTTGAAAATTGTTCTTGATTCATACCTTCTACAAATTCTAACATCTCACCTGGTTTTGCTTCACGAGCATAGTAAAATTGTTCACCATCATAAATGTGTTCGATACTTTCTGCAATCATATTGAATGTGACTTCATTGATATCTTCTAACCTTAAAGAATCTTTTACAATACCAAATTCTGGATATTTCATTTTGATTGTGATTGCTTCAGTCAATTGTATTTCTGGTGAAACACTATCATCTTTTTGCACTTTAATGGCCATAAGATCAAGATTGTTTTCCATTATATTACCACATTCTTTACTATCCACAATATTATTGCAACGATATTTTGATTCAATAACTTCACCAACAGACTTTGCTCTCAAATGCAAAAAGTAATATTCAACATCGACAATTGGCAACTTATCGATGTTTATTTTTTCTGTCAACGTGCAATTATTAAGAACATCAGAAATTGCTTGCTGTACTGTAACAGAATCGGTTGATTCTATAGCCATCAATAAATTTTTCTGTTCTTTGACCAAGAATGGTCTGAATTTTATTTTTTTCTTTGAAACTGGCAATTCAATTTCATAAGTAGGTACATCAATTTTAGGTAAAGCCATCTTATTGTCACTCCATTAAGAATTATTCGTTTCTAATATCACTTTCGCCCATTAAATCCCAATTATCATATTCACCTTGCAAATCAAAATTATCTACAGGTTCTTCAACAGAAGCACCGACTTGACCAGACAGATCCCAATTATCTACTTCACCCATCAAATCAAAATTGTCCAAACCACCCTCATATAATGTTGGATCAATCCAACCCTCTGATGATGGAATATCAAAACCAGCGGGGCCTCTAGATATACCAGCAATTGCAGCTTGTGGTCCTATACCATCTGCAATACTAGAAAATTTTGCCAACCCTTGGTCAATATATTCCATACCAAGTGCCTGTAATGAATTGTTTTTCCAAAAACTATATGCAAATGTCACCAACAATCTGTGATAACCATCATCATTCCAGTTTAAATCCATTTGATTAATTGAAACTGGATATGCATTGTATAAATTAATTGAATATGATAATTCATTCACCACATCATATTGATTGACTGTTAATGTTGTTGAATATTCGTCACGATATCTAAAATTATTGTTATATTGTGGATTTATGTAACTTAACCATGCATCAAAGAAAATCTTTTGATTCATGTCATCATCTACAATAATTGTTAAATCGATATCATTAAATGTTGTTAGATATGGATGTTTTTCTATAGGTCCATATGTTTTTTGTTCTGTGGTTGCAAATGTTCTTCCTGGCAATTGTGTTGCTTCGCAACGATATTGCAAACTTCTAGAAGAAGAAATGTATGGCGTCATGGCAAATGGAATAGGAAGAAGAATATCAAATCGGCTAGGTCTTGCAATATCTTTTACAAAACTAGATTTGAAATCTGAAATTCTTCCTTTTGTGGAACGTACACTAATGCCACCGGTTAAAGTTTCATTAATTTGATTGGTTAATCTTTCTGGTACTGAGAATAGTTCATCTATCCAGGCCATTTAATCTTTCCTTATTTTTCTTGTGGAATCTTGCCATACTTCTTGAACGGTAGCTTTCCTAAACTGCTGCATAGGTAACATAGCTGCCACTTCCCATTCGTCAGGCCGAATGGCAAGTAATCTTGACTGGATATGTCCTGTCAGATACTTTTTTAGACACGGTTTAAACTCTTTTAGGCGTCTGGAGGCACTCAGAATGTCATAAGATACTCTTAGACGTTCAACATTGTTTTCATCGTCTAGGATCGCAAATTTTAAAAGCTTACCTAAAAAGGCAATCCTATATTTTATTGGTAGGTAATGTAAATTTAAACCTAGGAAACCATCCGCTTCTTTTTGTAATACCAATACCAAAGGAAATCTATCATAATATGGCATTTGACTCTTACCTTTTGGATCATAGTAAAAACAATATAATTTTCCTGGACCAAATCTTGTAACATTTCGGCCAGCATCTCTGCTCATTTCAGTAGGTATTTTGAGTGGATTTTTTAATTCTGCAATCTTAGTCATCAACCATTTCATAGAATCACCAGACATAGGTTGAACCTGTGCCGTCTTTAAATCTGAGGTGAGTGATCTAAGAATGGATGCCATTTCAGTATTTAGTTAAGCCCCAGATGATCTTCTGTGATGATTCTAAAGGTCCAACCACGGTCTTTGCAGTATTCTTCTGCTGCTTTCCATTTAGCCTGATTAACACCCCAAGTCGCAACTTCTTGAATGTATTGTTTTGTTACTCTTTTTCTTTGTTCAGGTGGGTGAGTTTGTTTTTTTGGTTTGATTTCTAATAATTCTGTTCTAATGCCGTTAGATGATTTGATTTTAACCAAAAAGTCTGGAAAGTATCTGTGTCTACGACCATCAACTGGTGACATATAAGGTATGAAAAGTTCTTCGGAAGCCCAAGAAATGACATCATCATTACGGTCGAGCCAATCCATTACTCTACATTCCCATGAAGAGCGATAGACTATGTTTTTAAAGTCTCCCACATATTTCTGTGGATTTCTTGGTCTGAATAATCCTTGGTATGCCATATAAATATGTATATTCAATTCTAAAAAGAGATTCCCATGGCCATAATTTCTATTCCAGACTCCCTTGGTGGAGTTGCTATACCAGGAATTACAAATGTACCTGGTGGCCCATTAGGTGTTTTATTTGGAACCTCTCGTTATGATATTGCTGCATACAAATATCCAAAAGATTTAAGTTCTGCAACAAAAGGTCATTTTATTCATTTTACGATTAATAAAGTTGAACCTATAAAATTAGTATCAAATATTAAAAATACCATAACTAGTGGTTATGAACTTGCATCTTCATCAGAAGGCGGCACGGTAGATAGAGTATTAAATGCAGTACAAACTGGAGCTCAAGTGCTTTCAGATGTAACCAAAGATGCAATTAAAGCAACTACAGATAGTTCTTTCACACAAAGAAAAAAAACACCAATAAAAACAATAGCATTATATATGCCTGATACTGTTGCTTTTCCTTATGCAGCAAGTTATGGTTCAACATCACTAAAAGATGTCATTGTATCTGCAACTAGTGCTATACCAGGTATTGGTAAATTAACATCTACTGTAAATTCTATTGCAGAATCTCCAGCAACAAAGCTTTTATTGAATGTTAGTGGCTTAGCAATAAATCCAAGAGAACAGGTTTTATTTGATGGCATAACATTTAGAGAATATCAATTGGCTTTCACATTCACACCAACTTCAAGAGATGAAGCCATAGAAGTCAGAAATATAATAAAAGAATTTAGAGGTGCCATGGCACCAACCATTAATTCTGGAAAAGCAGGTATGTTTTATGATATACCAAATACTTTTGATGTAGATTTTTTATTTAATGGAACAAGAAACAGACATATCTCAAGAGTTGCAGAAAGTGTTATGACCTCTATTGATGTTAATTATGCACCAAACGGTTGGTCTGCTCATACAGACGGTGCACCAGTACAAACAACAGTTACTATGAATTTTAGAGAAATAGAACTCATAGATAAAAACATGATTAATCAAGGATATTAAAATGGCTACATTAAAATATTTTGATAATCTTCCAAAAATACTGTATACAAAAAATGGCGTGTCAATATTATACACAAATTTAATTGCTCGAGCAAGTGTTAAACCATCAATATTAAAAAATCCTTTGATTTACTAT